ACTAACATTACTTCAGGTGGTGTTTCAAGAGCATGGTCAAGTGTTGTTAATGGTGCACCAGGAACTTCAACTTATGTAAGCACTGCTGGTGGAGCTAATGATGAATTCCATGTTGTTGTCACAGACAGCACTGGAGCAATCACTGGTACAAAAGGAAGTGTTCTTGAAGTATTCCCATATGTTTCAAAAGCAATTGATGCAGTAGATGGAAATAATCAAACAACCTATTGGAAAAATGTAATCTTTACAAATTCAAACTTCATCTATGGTATGGATGCTGTTGATTATGCTAATACAAATGCAACATGGGGTGATACAGCAGCAAATACTACATTTGCAAGAACCGTTCTGGAGATTCTGTAGCATTTATTTCTCCAAGATATTCTGATGTTGTAAACCAATCTGGTGGAGAAACTGATAATATTAAAAATTGGTTGGAAACATTAGCTCGTTCAAGCTCTTATACTGTTACAGATTCCGGATGGAAATACATGTACGACAAGTATAATGGTGTGTACCGCTATGTTCCACTAAATGGTGACATTGCAGGATTATGTGCATTTACAGATCAAGTTCGTGATCCATGGTTCTCACCAGCAGGATTCAATCGTGGTGCAATTAAGAATGCTGTTAAGCTGTCTTGGAATCCAAATCAAACACAAAGAGATATTCTATATCCTTTAGGTGTTAACCCAGTGGTTACCTTCCCTGGACAAGGAACAGTTCTCTATGGTGACAAAACATTGCAATCTAAACCATCAGCATTTGATAGAATCAATGTTCGTCGTCTATTCATTACTCTTGAGAAAGCAATTTCTAGAGCAGCAAAGTTCTCGTTGTTTGAATTTAACGATGACTTTACAAGAGCCCAATTTGTAGCACTTGTTGCTCCATTCCTGCGTGATGTACAAGGTCGTCGTGGTATCTATGACTTCCGTGTTGTTTGCGATACAACAAACAACACACCACAAGTTATTGATAACAATCAATTTGTTGGAGATATTTACATCAAGCCTGCTCGTTCTATCAACTTTATCAGACTTAACTTTATTGCAGTTGGAACAGGAGTTCAGTTCACAGAAGTTACTGGTGCTATCTAATAAATAAAAGAACAAGGAGAAAAGAATGGCTTTTAATGTATCAGAGTTCAGAGCAAATATGATTGGGGACGGTGCCCGTCCTAATCTATTTTCTGTGACATTAATCTTTCCAACAATAGCAGCAAATGGTGCCGCAGCAGGATCTAGAGCAACATTTATGGCTAAGTCTGCACAACTGCCTGGCTCTACTGTGGGAACTGTTCCTGTATTTTATTTTGGTCGTGAATTGAAGTTTGCAGGAAACAGAACATTCCCAGATTGGACACTAACTATCATCAATGATGAAGATTTCTCAATCAGAAATTCTTTAGAATCATGGATGAATGCAATCAACAGTCATGCAGGAAACGTTCGTAATGCACAAGCGTCAAATCCAGCAGGTTATACTGTTGATGCTGAAGTTACACAATATGGAAAAACAGGCAATATTCTTAAGAAGTATACATTTGTTGGATTGTTCCCAGTAGATGTAGCTCCAATTGATTTAGATTGGGGATCAAACGATACGATTGAAGAATATACTGCTACTTTTGCATATCAGTGGTGGCAAGCAGATACAACAACTTAATTTGATTTATAATGGAGAGCCTCTGGCTCTCCTCATGTTATTTTGATTTTATAATGCAAGGAGAAACATTTTGGCGCTAAACCTATTTGGCTTTACCATATCAAGACAGAAGGCTGAAGAAGATTCGTTAGTTCAGCAATCATTCGCTCCACCGAGTAGCGATGATGGCGCATTGACGATTACTTCTGCGGCCTATTATGGTACATATGTTGATTTAGATGGTACTGCAAAAAATGAAGTAGAACTAATTTCTCGATATAGAGAAATGGCTATGCAACCGGAGATTGAATCTGCTATTGATGACATTATCAATGAGTCTATTGTACAAGACGATGATGGTAGGAATGTCAAGTTAATTATGGATGCGTTAAAGCAACCGGAGAAAATTAAAAAAGCAATATTGGAAGAATTTAATACTGTCTTGAGACTACTGAATTATAGTAACATGGCTCAAGATATTTTCAGAAGATATTATATTGATGGTAGATTATTCTATCATATTATTATTGATAGAGAAAATCCTATTGGTGGTATCAAAGAATTACGTTATATTGACCCAAGAAAAATACGCAAGGTTCGTGAATTAAGAAAAAAGAAAGATGAGAGAACTGGCGTAGAAATCATGGCTGTCATTAATGAATATTACATTTATAACGATAAAGCAATTACTGGTACTCAGTCAAACTATGGACCAGTAGGCACAAGAATTACAAAAGACTCCATCGTCAATATTAATTCAGGTTTGATGGATTCTCGTAGAGCAGTTGTTCTCTCATACTTACACAAGGCAATTAAGCCTTTGAATCAGTTGCGTATGATTGAAGATGCAACTGTCATCTATCGTATTTCAAGAGCACCAGAACGTAGAATTTTCTACATTGATGTAGGTAACTTACCAAAACTTAAAGCAGAACAATATCTGCGTGATATCATGGTCAAGTACAAGAATAAACTTGTTTATGATGCCAATACAGGTGAAGTTCGTGATGACCGTAAGTTCCTATCAATGATGGAAGATTTCTGGTTACCTCGTAGAGAAGGTGGCAAAGGAACAGAGATCACCACATTACCTGGTGGTCAAAACCTTGGTGAACTAGAAGATGTAAAATATTTTGAAAAGAAATTATATAAATCACTCAATGTGCCAATTTCTAGATTAGAATCATCTTCCGGTTTCACTATCGGACGTTCATCTGAAATTACCAGAGATGAATTAAAGTTTGCAAAGTTCATTGATAGACTGCGTAACAAGTTTGCTGAATTATTTGATCAAGTATTGAGAATACAATGTGTTCTAAAAGGTATCTGTACTGATGCTGAATTTACAGAATTCAAAGAACACATGTATTATGACTTCATCAAAGATAATAATTTCTCAGAACTTAAAGAAGCAGAATTGATGGCAAACAGATTAAGTCTTTTGCAACAAGTTGATCCTTATACTGGAACTTATTATTCAATGGGTTGGATTCGTAGAAATGTTCTACGCATGGATGATGAAGAAATCAAACTCATTGATAGAGAAATTGATGACGAAAAGAAAGCTGGTTTTGAAGTGCCGACTGAAGTGCAAAATGCTGTCACACAACAAAAGATGATGACTGACATCCAAATGGATGCACAATCACAACAGATGGCACAACAGCAAGATATGGCAGCACAACAAAATAATACCCAAGAGCCAGAACAAACTTCTGCTGCTGATACACAAAAGTCTCAACAGAGAAAACCTAAAGCGGTTAATTCATCTGCCGATTTAAGTTTATCTGAAGATTCAATAGTAAGAAGATTGACAAGAATATTATAAATAATGTTTGTTCATTTTTTAAATAAAGGAAGATCATGAATACCAGAGCAATTATAGATTATGCAATTCAAGATGACGCCGCAGCAATGCGTGATGCTCTTTATGCTGAAATTCAAGACAGAGTACATTCACATATTGAAATGAAGAAGCAAGAGATTGCACACGGACTAGTTACACAAGAGGAAGATTCTGAAGCTTCTGTTGAAACAGAAGAAGGAATTACAGAAGAATGAAATCACTAAAAGATTTTATTGCGAGAGATAAGCTAGAAGAAGATATTGATGGCATGCCTGGTGTGTTTACATCAAAGCCATCAGATCCTCCACAGATTCTTATTATGCGTAGAAAATCTATTCGTGAATTTCCAAATGGACAACGTGTTGCCTTATATCAGGTTGATAAGTTAAATAGGTATATTACTATACCATATCAGGTCAAACAATGGGCAAACGAAGAAACAGAATTACAATTAGAGCCAATAGAAGAAAATGTAATGCATCATTTGAAGAACATTATTGACAATAGTCAAGCTAAGCCAGTCAAATTTAAAGATGGTTCTTCAATGAAAGTTGATGTACAAACAGCAAATGCTATTTTAAAAGTACATGGTGCAGTAAACGACGAGAACAAAGAAAAGATTTCTCAAATGGCTCATAAGAGTAAAAACCATTTTAAAAAAGTAGCAGATTTTGCATGGAAACATGTAACTTATAAAAGTTAAGGATTAAGAAATGGCTAACGCATTTTCATATCAAGTTCTAAAAGATGATACACAATCAGCAGTTATTAAACTAACTGGTCTTTTTGATGGATCTGGACAAGAAGAAAACATTGCTAGAATTCAAGCAAACACACTATATGGTGCATTAGATGCAAATAATGTTCCACTAGGAAGTGGATTAAGTGTAAGTAATACCGCTAAGCCCTATTATGGTTTAACTATTAATCGTTGCTGGTATGATACAGACACAGGATCAGGATCAGTAGAATTGTATTGGAGAGCAAACAATAGCCCTCAAGCAGAATCAGATTCTGGTGTACCGATTTTGTTCATGCAAGGTAATGGAGAGTATGATGGTGCAGGGAACTGGATTACTATTAGAAATCCTAGTGTAAATGCCAACACAAACGGTGATATCAGTATTCACACCCGTGGGCAAGTCGCAAATGCAAGTTATACAATCATTCTAGAAATGCGTAAAGATAATGCATATTATCAGCGTGGTCAGTTTAATGATCCTGCTGCATTTAACTACCCACCATATAGCATCACTCCATAATAGGAAAGAAATATGAAACTTATCAAAGAAGTTTTTGAAACTGTTGAATATCTCACAGAAGAAGCAGACGGACAAAAACAATTATACATTCAAGGGCCATTTCTTGTCTCAGAAAAGAAAAACAAAAATGGTCGCCTGTATGAATTCAATACGATGAAAAAAGAAGTTCATCGTTATACAGAAGATTATATCAATAAAAATCGTGCTTATGGAGAACTGGGACATCCAGATTGTCCCACAATCAACTTAGACCGTGTTGCTATTCTTATCAAAGGATTGCATGAAGATGGTACTCAGTGGATTGGTAAAGCAAAAGTGTTGGACACACCAATGGGTAACATTGCTAGAAAACTTATTGAAGGTGGAGGATGTGTAGGTGTTTCCTCTAGAGGTATGGGTTCTCTAAAAAATGTAAACGGTGTTAATGTGGTTCAACCAGACTTTTATCTTGCCACAGCGGCTGATATTGTAGCAGATCCTTCCGCACCTGGAGCTTTTGTTCAAGGTATTATGGAAGGCAAGGAATGGATGTTAGTAGAGGGCGTATGGACAGAGGTAGATCAAACTCATGCTATTCAGCAAATCAAACAAGCGAGTAGAAAAGAGA